CAAAAATAGATATGAAGAACTTGTCTGAAACACAATATACTAACATTATTCCATATCAAGCTGTTACTGAGGTTCTTGAAAATCCACCCAATTGGAAAACAGTAGTTCACAACTATGTTGGCGTTGCTGTTCCTGTCACCTCAAAAGACCCTCAAGTTTATAATAATGGTACTTTGTGTGTATATGTTACACAACCCTTGGTGTCTAACCCAAATTTGTCTGCGAGTTTAGCAATTAATGTTTGGAGACGTGCAAGTGCTGGTGACAAAGGTGGCAACCCCTTCCGTTTGTTCGTGCCTAGGCAACTCCCTTATATAACATGTTTCGGCAATTCCCTTAGTATGAATGATAATGTAACAATTGTTGAGGCCAAAACTCAGAGTGCAAATGAATCTCCCGAAGGTGAGGAAGATGTACCCGTGAGTATGGTCGATGCTGCGTGTGTTTCCCCCATGGGTCGTATGTATTTTAACGAGGATTTTATGGATTTGAAAACTGCGTTGCGACGCCAATCAACTTTTACTTCTTCGACTTATGGACGAATACTTGGTACTGATGAAACTGATGACCATTTTCTTTGGTTTGCCCATCCTGTGCGACCCCAATTTGCATGTTTATCTTCTTTAGGCAAAACACCTTCTCGCGATCCTGAATCCATTTACCCTACTTGGTTGGGTTGGTACAGTATCCTCTATCAATATTGGCGTGGTTCTTTAATTTATGATTATAAAGTGAACATAGTAAACACTCAAGGGAATTTTCCTGGCGATCCCTCATTCCTTCGCATAACACAAGTACCTGGACAAATTGAAGAGGAGTGGCCTGGCTGGCGATTTGGGCAACCTATCTTCCAGAATACTACTTCAGCAATATTGGACAAACCTTACAGGGCAGCTGGAGCTCTTGCATCAGGGGGTGTGCATTTCGATAAGAATGGACATGCCCGTGTGGAGTTTCCATACTACTCTAAATTCGAACGACTCTTCACACAAACGACGAACCCTTCTACTCGTACTAATCCTTACCTTTTCCAGAAAAATATTTCTTTAACCGATACCATTGGAATGGCTTATATCACAGGTTCATACCAGATAGATGGCGCATTATCTTATTTCCCACGCGTCACTCTTGAAATTAATCAGGCAATTGGAGATGACTTTGAGTTTCAATACCCTAAAGCAGTGCCTTGTTTTGTGGTAGAATGGTAGTTGTTATCTTATG